TATATGTTAATTGTCCACCAAGAACTCTAGAACCATCGGTAAAAATACTAGATCCAAATCTTTCTAGTTGACTTTGCAGTATTGACTGCAAAGTCGTCAGTTCTCTTGCTTGAACAGGATAACCTGGTTTAAACAATACTTTATGAAAATCTTTCGCACCATAATCGTCAAAATATGGATATACGTTTAAGTTAGTTTCCTGTGGCATGATTTTTTACTTAAAATTGTAAAATAACCTTAATATCTTCTTTTTGATTCGTAGATCTGATAACAGATGGTCTATTATCAATATAAATTATTTCTCCAGAATATTTTTCTACTTCTGGATTTGACAAACCCGAATCAAAGTTTTGTCCTAGATTATACGTTGTCGTATTATTTATGGTAGTAGTAATACCATTAAAATTAGAATCTATTTGGAGATTTATACTCCCACCTTCGATAACCAAAGATCCGTCTACAGTTGGTGATGAAGTAAACCTATTAAGTTTATATCCATATGCTGGAATTTGTGTAGATAAATCTGAAGTTCCAGTATTAAAACCAACTAAAGATCTATCTTGCCAATATTTTAACACTCCAGTTTTATTGTCATAATATACAACCTTACCGACTGCAGTAATACCAGCACCTATTGTTTGTATAATTTCTGCATTATCTGCAAAAGTTGCATTTTGATAGTCATTAGGATTTGTAATTCCTGTCAATTTTAATGCATACACACCACTTACGATGCTATCAGACAACAATTCGTTTGTTTGGAATTTTTTTGGATTTTTTATTATCCCAACTCTAGCAACTTTATTTCCACTAACAAAATCTGGATTCTCAATATCATTTTCTATTCTCGAATACAACAACAAATTGTAAGATCCAAGTTCTTTATAGATATCTTTTCCATGACCTCCGGGAGGAGGAATTATTACATTAAATTTTGGAGCAACTGAACCTGAATTTAAAAGTAATCCTCCAGAAGCAAGGTCTAACTTTCCAAAAGTATATCCAGATCCACCTAAAGTTACATTTACAGATTCTACTGTAGAATCTTCACCAACAACGACCGATGCCTTTGCACCACTTCCATCTCCAATTATATCAATATTAGTATATGTTCCTTGAGTTAACCCACTACCTCTATTTGTTACAGTAACAATCTTCAATTGTCCACTTGTGTCTGCATTATTTCTAACCAAAGAATATTGATCATCATTCCAATCTGCAGGGACTGGTATATAATTTAAAGACTCAAACTTTACAACATCGCTAGGCTTTATTGTGTATAAGTATTTCCAAATGTAACCATCTCCACTAGTACCTGCTGATCTTGGTTCAAGATCAGTGAATGTAGGTTCGTCTAAAGATGGTCTACCCTCCGTATTTTCTGGATCTATTCCATTATAAAGACAAATGTAAACATTAAAATCACTATTTACGACATAATAATTTGCAGAATAAATGCTAGACTGATTTGATGGTACTGATCTTTTATCCCTACTTACATCATTTCTATACATGTCATAAGTAGTTCCAGATGTCCAAGTAATTTTTCTAATTACTTGCCTAACATCACCGGAATTAATTTTTTTCAATCCAATAATAGTATCCCAAATATCATTTTGATAATCAAAAGAATCTATCGGTGGTTGGGGAGAAGAATCCCAATCTGATTTGTATTCGGAAGCATTTGTTAGTCCAACAAAACTATAATAAGAAAATAAAGAAGAACCAATAGAAGATACTAAATTGCTAGAATTTAGTATTCTAAATTGATCAGTTATAATTGCTGACATTTATCTTAAAATTTTAGAACTATTTATTATATAATTGTATAAGAATTAAATTTTAAAGGATTTGTTCTCCTTACAATTGGTGCAGTAGTTAATCCAGAATTTTGATAACTTGTTCCAACTACAAATTCCCTATCCTGTGGTCTAGAGTTTGTTTCGATTAATCCCCAACTAAATTCCCCAAAGAATCTATTGCTTCCCATATCACTTAAAAGATTATAATCTTGAACACTAACCACAACTCTTGCAACATTTACTGTAACAAAATTCTCATATCCATACACACCAGTGACCGGCACAATAGAAACTGAAGCAACTTGATAAACGTTGTCCATAAATTTTGTTCCAACACTTATGGTAGATCCATTACTATCTAAAGAAACTAGTCCATTTCCAATATTTGTATTAAAAACATTAAGATAATACGATTCTTGTATTCCACTTTCAGTTACTATTGGGTTCGTAAACGCCGAATTTCTAAGTGGTGAATCTCTTGGAATTAATAAATCAAATACTATTCCAGTTTGAGCATATCCAACAGAAATAGTAGAAACTCCAGTGATGATTCCATAATCTCCACTATATGTAACATTATTAATCTGTTCCTTCTTAACCTTTGGAGATTCTATAATTACAAGTGGCGGAGAAGAATTTGTATAACCAAATCCAGGATTTACTATTTGTATTGAGGTAACAACTCCAGAAGAAACGGATGCTGTTGCAGTTGCCTTTCCTGTAGATCCTATTCCTATTGGACTTGTAATTGATACTTCGGGTATGAAATCATATCCAAGTCCATTGTTAGTTATGTTTATCGATGATATTGTACCAGCAAAAGAAACCAAAGCAGTTGAAATTGCTACAATGTTTTCTTTTCCATCCACAATTTCGATTTTACTTGTGTAAGAATCTGAAGCATTTTCATTTTTATAGTCAAAGAAAGATTTTAAGGAATCTACGAATATCATAGTGCTTCCTATTCCAACACCTTTTATTAGATTGCCCACAGGATTAATTTTTGGTTCATACTCTATTCTATCTTTTGTTACATCTGCGCTATTAACTCTAATATCATTTCTTTGTTTGCACCAAGTTATTGGTCTTAAAAGATCTAAATCGGAAGAAACTCCAACAGAAGAATATAAATTAGTGTCTACTGAAGTTGGTGAAGTAATAACATTAACTATTCTATTTTTTTGATCTGTATTAGAATCTTCACTATCAATATTAAGAATATCTCCAACCTTTATAGTTTCTTCTATATCAACATCAATAACATCAATTCCTTCTGTTCCTCTGTAGAATAATATTTTACATTCATCACCTTCTTTTGGTGCTTCGGTAAATGTTATATTACTTCCACCATTAAATATGTAAGCTTCGTCCGGAATTTGTATCACATCATTTAAAATCACTAAGATAGTTGCTTTTACATCAATGTTGGAACCTTTTTTTGCGATAATGGAGAATATGTTTCCATCATCCCTTAATGTAAATGTCTTTCTTGATCCATCAAATCTAAAACTAAAATCGTCCAATAATTTTAAGTTTCCAACAAACCAACCCGAAAAATTATCTTTTGTAACCTTATCAATTATTATAGAAAACTCTTCAAAAGATTTTGATGGGTCTAAAGGTATTCCTGTAGATCCTCCAGTTTCTACTGTCAATATTTCTCCTGGAATATATGAGTAACCATAATTTTTTATTTCAAAACTTACGACACTAGATCCTTGCCCAACAACTATATCTATTTTTGCTTCAGTTCCAACACCCGAAGAATAACTTGGAGAATAAATTAGTGGAATGTCTGAATATGAAAGTGGTGAATCAAAAACTACATCTGGTGGATTTGATTGGTCATATCCAGATCCGGGATTAGTAATATTCACAGAAACTATATTTCCATTGGAAACAATAGCATTTCCTATAAATTCTATATTTGGAATACCTGAACTGTAAGTTTGTACACCAACTCTTACATTTGTTTGTATTCCTGATCTATACCCAGAACCACTATTTCCAATACTTATTGCTGATATTGTTCCCGAAATGGAGACTATTGCAGTTCCTCCAGCAGAGACTAGAGGTTGATAACCAAGTCCATTACTTGATCCTATTGAAATTGGTATTCCACCTCTAGGAACTGATGCATTATTTGGATCATAAGATACTGATGTTGCTGTTCCTGTAAAACTTATTTCTGTTCCCGCTAAATTTTCCGTAAGAGTGAAATCATCATCGGGAATTTGTAAAACATTATTAATTAATGTTATAGATCTATCTGTAGAAATTCCAAATACATTTTGTTGATTAGACTTTAAAACAAAATCTTTATTTACAGCATTAAATGAACTTGATATATCA